CTTGACATCCTCGCCTACCTAAAGGAAGGCGATTCCTACTGCGCACAAGCAAAATCTGCTTGAGTCGCTTCGGAGGGTTCCTGCTTCACAGAGCGGCCTGACTGCACCGACTCTCCACAGGCTAACAAGCGGTATCCCCGCTCTAATACATTGATCGCACCGACAACATCAGCGTTGTTTTCGTAGCCGCAGTCGACACACAAAAACACAGCCTGCGTGATGCGATTCTCTTTTGAGACGTGACCACAGCACGGGCAAGTCCGACTGGTGTTGTGCGGCGGCACAGCCAACAGCATTCCGCCGTTCCACGACACCTTGTACTCCAGTTGTCGGCGAAACTCGCCCCAGCCTTGATCGAGAATCGAACGATTCAGGCCGGACTTCTGTTTCACCTTCTTGCCGTGCTGTTCGCTATTGCCCTTGGAAGACTTGGACATATTCCGCACCTGCAAATCCTCGATACACACGAGCGCGTGGTTTTGGCTGATCGTTGTTGAGGCTTTGTGCAGGAAGTCTTTGCGGGAATTGGCGATGTCGCTGTGAATCTGCTGGACACGGGCTTTCGCCTTCTTCCAGTTGTTGCTGAATTTGACCTTGCGACTCATGCGTCGTTGATACTTGGCAAGGCGCTGTTGATGCTTCTTGAAGCTGTTGAGCGGCGCGATGAAGCTGCCGTTACTCATGGTAGCAAAGCGCGCAATGCCGACATCGATGCCGATGGCCGCGGTCGACGCTGGCAAAGGTTGCTCGATCTCGCGCTCGGTCTGAATCGACACGTACCACTTGCCGCCGTTGCTAGACACGGTGACGTTCTTCGCTGTCCCGAGCATGTCCCGGCTGTTGCGATAGCGAATCCAGCCCAGCTTGGGCAGGAAGATTCGGTTATTCCCCTGATCGATCTTGAAGCCCTGTGGATAGCGAAAGCTGTCCGATTGGCCCTTCTTCTTGAATCGCGGGAAGTCGGCGCGTTTCTCGAAAAAGTTCTTGTAGGCTCGTTCCAGATTCTTTAATGCCTGCTGCAATGCCTGACTTGGCGCATCCGTTAGCCAAGCAAACTCCTTTTTCCATACGGGAAGAAGGTTGGCTAGGGCCACGTAGCTAAATTTCGCCTTATTGTTAGCCGCATAGGACTCCTTCTGCATCGCCAACGCCTTGTTAAACACGAAGCGGCATGACCCAGCGAAGCGACGCATATTGCGCTGCTGGTCGCCATTGGGCTTTAGCTCGTATTTGTATGCTTGTAGGCGTTGCATGACCTGTATTATACTTGGTCTATGACAGAAAACAATGACATTCGACATGGGCGGCACTGTGTTTTCAAGATGCACGTCCACTTGGTTTTTGTGGCGAAATATCGCCGCAGGGTTTTTGATGGCGATGCCGTTCAGCGGCTTCGTACCATCTTCGGCAAGGTGTGCGCTGGCTTTGAAGCGCACCTGATTGAAATGGACGGCGAAGATGACCATGTGCACTTGCTGGTGGAATACCCGCCGAAACTCGCGGTATCCGCACTGGTGAACAGCCTGAAAGGGGTGTCCAGTCGGCTCCTGCGAAAGGAGCGGCCTGATATTCGAGACAGGTACTGGAAAGGGGTGCTGTGGTCTCCATCCTATTTCGCCTCATCGTGCGGCGGCGCTCCGATCAGCATCATTCGCCAGTACATTGAACAACAGCAGACGCCACATTGACGGAACAGCAGGACGCCTGCGGCATCCCCGCCTTATATCCCCGGCCAAACTCGCCGGCTTCGCCTACAGGTTGCTACGCAACCAAATCGCTTGGCCGAGGTTTTACGGCGTTTCGGATAACGTACCCCTATCGATTAAAGTCATTACGGGAGTGCCTTAGCTGCTCGGCACAATGGATGCTGCATCTGGCTGGCTCCCGAATCGCGGAGGAATCAGCACTAGGTCGCCGAGCACCCCGGCAACGGTCCGGCTAGCGTCGCAATGCTTCGTGTAGGCCAGGAACGACATGACGCGCTGCCTGACGTGCTCTTGATCCACCTGGCCCTCGCGATACTTCGACGCCATCACTCGAAAGGACGCGCGCGCCCGCTTGACGTTGCGCTTGCGCGGCAGGATGTGCGTCGGCCAGATCCGGTACCCGCAGAAGTCGAGGCCGCGCTGCCATGGGTGAATGGCCGTCTTCGGGTTTAGGTTCAACCCGAGCTCCGTAACGCCCCGTCCCAACTCGCGCATCACCCTGACCGCTTCGGCCTTGTTCGGCAGCACCGCGATGAAGTCATCCATGTAGCGGACATAGTGCTTCAGCCCCATGTCGTCCTTAGCAATGTGATCGAGACGGTTGAGCAGCACGTTCGCGCCGAGTTGGCTTGTCAGGGCGCCGACCGGCAGCCCGATCCCGGCTTCGTGGCCGTAGCCCTTGATGATTTGCCGCCAGAGCCAAAGCGCGCCCGGATCGGAAATCGTGCGCTCGACTTCGCCGGTCAGGATGTCGTGCTTGATGCTGGCGAAGTAGCGGCTGATGTCGGCCTTGAGGACGTAGAAGTCATCGCCCCAATTCCGCTTCGCGACTTGCATGAAGTGTTGGACGCGGAAAACAGACTTCTGGGTGCCTTTGTCGATTCGGCAGGCAAACGAATCAGTGATGAATTTTCGCTCAAACGCGGGGTCGATGACGCGGACCAGGGCGTGATGGACAACCCTATCAGCGAACGGCGGCGCCTGAATTAACCGGATCTTCGGCTCCCTGACGACAAACTCGCGCTGCTTTCCCGGCGTCCAGGTTTTCCAAATAAGGTGATTCTGTAGATTGGTCAGGTTCTCTTCGAGGTTGATCGCGAAGCGCATCACCTCAAGGCGATACCGCTTTCCGTGGCGCGCCTCCTGGAAGGCTTGGTACAGATTGTCGAAGTCAATCAGCTTGGCCCATAGGCCGTTGGTTGTTTTAGGCATGTTGTTCTTGTGGGTGGTCGGGCGCCGCCACGTTCGCCGGTTTCCCGGCTACTGGCCGCAGCGCCCTGTTCATCTTCGACAGCATGGTCAGGACAATGGCCCCAAAGGAAATGCGCTGGACGGCGGCCACTTGAGCCGCTCGCCTTCTGGCGTCAGTCGTTTGCGAGGCGGCCGCCGATGTTCGTGTTCGAGTTCGACGCGGCGTTGTTGACGTTGAGATAGAACAGGCCGGCGTCCGCGCCGTTGCTCCAATTGCCGCCGTTACTAAGCCATTGCCCCTCAAAAATCGGTGAGGGTTACATGGCGCTCCCTTCGTGCTTGATCCACGCGCCGACCATCTTGCCTATCTCGTTCGTGTGTCGCATCCAGACTTCCAGTCGGTTGGTGTTGATGTAGCCCATGCGGTGCGCCTTGCGAATGAAGCCCCGGAAAACCTCAATCTCAACATCGAGGTCAAACAGCGCGCCGGACTTCTGGCGACGCTTCCAGGCCACAACCGTCAGGCGCAGCAGCTTGTTCGTTGCGGCCCGCATTTCAGCGCAAAGCAGATGACGTTCGAGCTTCGGGAACTGGTGCAGGACGGTATGCGTGTAAGCGTCCAACTCTTCCAGTTTCGTCATCAAGGCAAGGTGCGCTTCGCTCAAGCTGACCGCTCCCCTTCGTCTTCCTCGATGTTCGCCTGGCAGTGGCCGGGGTCGATCCAGTTCAATACCCGACACACCAAGCGGCAGCAGACGCACTCGCCGGACTGGATGTTTTTGCCGAGCACCGACGACAGCGTTTCGTCCGGATCGCCGAACCGCGCCGCCGCCGGCCGTAGGGTGGCGTTGAGCAACGGCGAGAAAAGCACGTTGGCGAGTTGATCGAGCGACAGCAGGATGTTCCAAAACCACCGCTTCATTTCATTCACCAGACGACCGCCGACAGTTCATCGAGCGTTGTTGCCTGTCCGATCTTGTCTTCTGCCGCCTGGCGACGACCGATCAGCGCGCCGGACGCGGAGGCGTAAGCTGTCATCTTCTCGAGCACGCGAGCCGCCAGGTCGGCTACGGCCAGCGCGCGCGCATCGGCGATGGCCGTCAGCAGCGGGACGGGCGCCTTCGCGTTAACCGTAAAGGCCTCGGCCTCTTTGACTTGCTGCGGCCAGGATTGCACTTCGCGCTCCGGATAGGAGGCGGCGAGCGCGGCGACACCGGCGTTGCAGATGGCGTTGATGTCGTCCAGCTTGACAGCCTTCGCGGCGCTCAGTACCGCCGCGTCGCCGGCATCGAGCGCCAGTTCGCCAAGGAATTCGGTTTCCGACAGGTTGCACGCCGGGACTTCTTCGGACTGGCCCTTGATGGTGACGGCGACGAACAGGCCATTCTCCCGGTAGTTGACGGGAACCGACCAAGCCTTGACGGTCGCGTTGGCGGCGACCACCGGCAACAACACGGTCGTCTTGACTCCGTTGACCGTGACGACCAGAGAACCTTTTTCAATTTTCATTCAG